CATCAGGGCAATCTTTCCATTCCAAACGCTTTTCATCTTTAAGTAATTGGCGTGCTAATTCATAACACATACGGTCAAAGTTATCTGATCTAGGAACATTATCTCGCTTAGATCCTATGCGGCCATGGTTACCCCACTCTGCAATCACTGTAACTTTTTCATAATTAGCGAGCGCAACACGCACTAAATCCATACATAAACGGCTGACATTTACATATTGTTCAAACAATGTGCTGTCAATTTCAAACACTTGTCCTGGGAAATTGAATAAACCTTCAACCATGTCACCGCCAAACATAATGGTGCAATCTTTTACAGCGTGATCTGCTCTTTGAATTTCTGTAATTCTTACAGCCTTAGCCGCAAATTCTAAAACTCTTTGACGCATAATTTCTGAGTTGTAACTAGGTGTTCTTTTAGCGCCTTGCCAATCTGTCATGTGCCATAAAGCAACTTCTGCTTTTTTGCGTGGATCAACAGGCGGTGGTGTAACTGGTGGCACTTTGCCTAATGTGAGCATTGCATCATGTGCGCCTTGGTAGGTACTGCTAACTAAATCTTCTGTGCGTTCTTTGGCTTTCTTTAATTGTTTTTGCAAACGCATCATTGCCGCACGCAGTTCTTTTACATCTTCTGACTCAATGCCTTCAGGGAATTCTTCTAAGCGTTTATCAAGACTCATTGTTAAACACTATTGCCTTTCCGTGGTGAATATAACCTTCTTTGTCTAGCCAAGAATCTTCATGCCCTGGATTGGCTGTAATTCTTACCGACTTAGCGGCATCAAACATTAATGCAACTATCTCAGGTTTAATATCTTCAATATCTAATAGAGCGCCCCACATTCGCCCGATAGATATAAAATTTTTGTGAGCGCTCCCGTATTCACTTTGGCGATCATCAAGAATTTCTTTTACTCTTTTGGACACTTACAAGTTCCCATTCTGTGCGTTCTGATTGTGTCAGCACTGCACTTGTGTCCATCTGCCCTTAATGCTTGAACTAATAAATTAACTGGGTAATTTTTTGCCCATGCGTCATCTAAAGTTTTTTGATCTTCTTTGTTCAAACTATCGTAAAGAGCCTGGTAAGCACATTTACCCAAGCCGTTATGTACCCTTCTTGAATCTAATATTGACTGTATTGCTTTGTCTAATGCCATGTAAACCTCCCAACCATAGATTACAGCATGATCCCTAAAAGCAAGAAAGCCCCGCCGTAGCGGGGCATTTCTTTATGCCTTCTTTTTAGCGGACTTCTTTTTATCTGCCTTCAGCAATTTATTGAGTTCAGCAGTAGCCGTATCAGCAATAAATCCAAACGCAGGATCTTTGGCATTAATTGCGCGGATTGCAGGACCGACAACTGCAACTAAACCAGCAAGAGCCATAGCCTTTAGGCTTGTTTCTCCCGTGCTGTAAACAGCAACGCTAGCAACAATAAATGAGCGTGCATAAGATGCTAGAGCGGCTTTCATTTTTGTATTCATTTTTACCCCTTTGGGCGTGCTATTGCCATGATGGTTTTGTAATCACGCCTGCGTAAATAATACCCGTCACCGTTGCTTTGGCTACCTGATTTTCCGCTAGATGTGTTGCCCTCATATACCTGTATGTATTTGAGCGCTTTATTGTGCCATTTGACTATGCCTACATGGTCTGCGGCGGCATCATCATCAAACTGGAAAAAGACAAGATCGCCTGGTTGGGCCTGGCCTATTGGAACTATTTGATTATTTTTTGTTAAATACTTTAGCCATAAATCACAAGATGCGTAACCTTTTGGTTTGTCAGAAACGCTCTTAATTATGCCTGCATCAAAATACATTTTAGATGCGGCCATAGCGCACCAAGGTTGATTATTTAATCCAAACCATTTGCCAAACTTAGTGTCATTGTTTGGACCTTCTGTGTAATTTAATTGTGACTTGCATAAATTTAGTACCTTGTTTATTTCAAGTGTCATGTTAAACCTTCTTTGGGCGGCCTGGGCGGTATGGTTCTATCTTAGATTTAATTCTTCCGTCTTTGCGTACTTTAACAATCCAACCATCTTTAATAACTGTGTCATTGAAAGGGTGTTTAGTTTTAGATTTTCTAGTCATTTTTTTCTTCAATGTGTTGATCAAAACGGCCAGTAAGTTTTGCTAAATCTCTATCCATGCGATCAACCGCATCTCTTAATGATGATCCACCATTTCTATGAAATTGACTTTCAATCCGTATCAATCTATTTTCTTGTTCAACTAATCTTGTATCTAATTTGCGCCATATTTTAAAAACGCCATACGGAAAAGCCACAAGATATGTAATTAATTGAACAGCCACCAGTGCTGTATCCATAGTAATTTGCATGGCGTAATGATAACTTATGCCAAGAAATAAGTGCCGCTTAAATACCAAGTAACAGCAGTAGTTAAAACGGTAGGTTTATTGTAAGAAAAAATATCTTGTGCGCCGTTAGCAGTAGGGTGATACAAAGTTACAACATTAGATGCCGCGCCAAGATCTGCTAGTAATGTGTAATGATCTGAATTTTTGTGCAAGCCGCCTATGTGTTGGAAACTGTAACCTGAATTTAAACCTGATGGCAGAGTAATTGAATATTGACCTGTGCCAAAATTGGTTACGGTAGCGCAATTAACTTGTATGTTGTATGTAATCATTTTTCCTACGCGTGAATATCTGCCCACCGCAGGTGTGCCAGTAAATGTTAATCCTGTGCCTGACCAAGTAGGCGTATAGGTAACAACAGGTACACCTAAATTGTTATCACCAAATACAACCCATTCTGTGCCATTCCAATACTTCATTTGGTCATCAGTGTTTTCATAAATAATGTCAGCCACGCGTGGATATGGTGGTTCAGTATTTACGCTAGGGGCTGTAAAGCGCACGGCTGTTTCTAGTTTGCGTAATCTTTGTTCTAAATCAGCAAACATAGATTGTAATTGCGGCGGTTGATTTATGTAGCCCATTACTGCACCGTTCCTGTTGTACATGAAAGCGTTACACGCTCAGGCCCATCTTCACCTGGTTGTACTGTCAAACCAACTATACGGAAAACTTCATCAAAACCGTTAGGAAAACGGTCATCTTTAATAATTATGCGGCAGTCATCTCCTACTGCATAAGTTCCAAATTCAGGATCTACATAAGCAGGTACAACTATCTTCATAGTAATTGGTGGATAAGCCAAGGCTGTAACTGCGCCCACGGCTAGATTGTCTAATACTGTTTGATCTGTAACATCTGAGTAGTTAGCCTGGTCCTCTAGCAATGCCCAACCATCAACAAATTTAGAGGCATCTTGTGCGTTAGAAACTAATTTACCTTCATTAGATCCAGCGCCTAATGCGTAAACTGAGTTGGCCGCAATAGATCCATCTTCAGGATATTCATATTCAACAATGTTACCTGCGGGAAATTCAAATACTGGAACATTGATGTCATTAGGACTGTAAACCAAACCGCTACGGGGATAATAAGTGTTAAATGATTTGGCAGGTAAGCCTGTAATTGGGTCATAGAAAACATCAATATAAAAATCAAACCCATCTGACTGACGGGATAAATCTTGAATAGCCTGGAATACGCCTTTGATTTCATAATAATAATAAACGCGATCAACTAAAACGCCTGACACTGTTTGTCCTGATTGATTATACAAAACCCCAATGTCACCATAAGCGGCAGTCTGTGCATCTTCAATTAATGTTTTGGCTATAACTAATTGATCTATTTGTGTAAATTCAACATCTTGTGTAATACGCCTACGCTCAAAATAAGATAGCCATTCACGGGCATAGTAGGTAACAGTTTGATCTTGACTGTTATAGGTGCGACCCCAAATTACTCCGCCCCACACCAATATGCCATTGCGATCTACATAAATTCCGCATTTGCCTGGAATAGTAGATGGATCAACATTGAATTGAAATGTGTTAATGCCTGACAAAAGCAAGTGACCTTGGAAAGTTCCAGGTTGATTTAACTGTTGGGTAAAACCAACCTCAGTCAATGGGAGTTCAGCAATAATCTCATTGGTTAAAAGATCAACCAATAAGTATCGGTATGTGGTTACTGGCATACCGTTAGATTACCAGTGCGGCGGCTTCTTCCTCTGTTAAAGGTGTACCAGCAACTAATTTAGCCTTTGCTGACTCTTTAAGAGCGGCTAGTGCCTGTGCATCTGCATCAACTTTGGCTCTATTTTCTGCATATTTAGCGGCTTCTTGATCTCTTTCGGCAATCTCTTGTGCTGTCAGAGGCACAATAGTTGTCTTGCCAGTAGAACAATCTACAATCATTTTATTCAGTGACATTTACGATCTCCCATTCTTGGTTTTCTTCATTCCAGTTATAGATATTTTCATCATCAGGCTTGGCTACTGGTGCTTGCCAATCATGGTTGTCATCTAATGTCCATGAGTCATAAGGTTTTGGTGCAATAAATACATCTGCATCTGCATCATATTTAAAACCAACACCAGCATATTGTTTGCGTATGTTGTTGTTATATGAAGTTTGAACCCATGTACCACCAAGTCCTAAATCGTTAGCAAGAAAATCTTGACCTCTATGTTCTTGGTCATTTCCTACTACTAAAACTCTAAGCACAGTTCCACTTTCATCTATTTCTGCAAAGTGCGCCATTGTCATTATTCTCCTTATTTCGCATATCTTATTACAACTAAACCAGCCGCGCCGTTGCCGCCAAGATTATCTCTAGCACCACCGCCGCCTGAACCAGTATTTGCTAATCCATTAGTTCCTCTTGTGCCTGGCTCATTTGCTCCACCATTACCGCCTCCGCCAATACCGCCAAAACCAATATTAGTTAGAGCGTTGCCTGAAGCACCGCCACCACCTGCGGCAATATAGTAATTACCTGCATTGTATTGTCCATAACCAGTTGCTAAAGCAATAGCATTTATTAAACTAGATGTTGCGCCTATGCCGCCATTACCAGCAATACTTGAATTATCTACGCCACCTGAAGGTTGAACAGCATTAGCGCCAACACCACCAGCACCACCACCGCCACCTCCTGCATAAGTTGAACCAATACCAAAACCAGTACCAGCACCACCATTAAATCCTGCTGTGCCAGTTCCTCCTGCGGCATTTGCATTTGCAGGTTCAGAGCCACCGCCACCGCCACCTGATGCACCATTAGCACCATTTTGACCGTTGTAAGCACCACCACCGCCACCGCCAATAGCAGTATTAGAAGCAAATGTTGTACTTGTTCCATTAGTTCCAAGAGTTGCAATTGCAGGAGATGTTCCGCCAGCACCAATAGTTACAGCGTAACCAGTAGCCGATAAGGATTGACTTGTATAACTTGCTACTTGACCTGCACCACCGCCACCGCCGACAATGCCTCCACCGCCTCCACCGCCACCAATTACTATGTAATCACAAGATATTGATTGTGTTGGAGTAAATGTTCCTGATGTCGGAAAAGCATGATAAAAATAAGTAGCATCTGAATAAATAACTCCACCAGTTGCTTTAGTACCACTAACAGCAGATGATGATATACCGTATAAATAAAATGTAGAATTGTTGCTAAAATTTGCATTAGATTCAGTAATTAAAGTAATTGATGTTATAGCAGTAGTATCGCTCCATAAAGCGGCAGACATGTTTTGTAACATTCTTTGACCTGAACTTTCAGAAGTTGAGAATGTCCAAATTGCTTTATTTAAAGTAGTGCTTGTGTAATTAGCAATATAATATTCACCGCTACCAAATACATTAGCAACATCATTTCCATTACATCTTGTTAAAGCAAAAGGATAATTTTCTGATGTAACACTACCTGAAGTGCCAGTAATATCGGCTTGTAGAAAGCGTGTGTACATATTGCTAGATGAACCATTAGGTCTAATGCGAATAGCATCAACCCCACTATTTTGACTTTGTGCGCTACATACTAATTTCAGGTCAGTATAAGTTTGTGGAATAGAGGAAAATACAACAGTATTCACGGCAGAACTTACAGTTTTAGCCTCAATCAATTTCATATTAGGAATAATTGCCATTAGACCGCATACCTCACAATCACAATTCCTGAACCTCC